TGTTAATTTATCTAAAGAAATGTCTTTGGTTTGATACTGGAATAAAGGAGATAATCCACCAATAGTTTTACAATATTCTAATTTTGGAAATCTTTGTTCTGAAACATCATATCCAAGCCATTCATAATCTTTTGGATAACCAGCAGGGGGAGATGGTGGGGCATCATTTAAGACTTTAGTTGTTGTTGTCCCGTCTCTGTTCGCCGACGGTGAATTTTGATACCATCCAGTAATGCTTCCATCGTTGTCATTATCTGGCCATGGTGCTAAATCAAAGAAATCAATCCAATCATTAGACCAAACATTGTTAACAGTTACACCATTAACAACACCTTCCCAACCATTTGTTACATTAATATTGTTATATGAAATACCTGTTCCATCAGATTTAAATGTAGCCTTTGATAAATAAACATCATTATCTACAATTGCACGACTAAGTAATCTAAATCTATTTCTTGAATCAACATAGGCAAATCCTGCTTCTGATTGTTCTGCTTTTAAGAATAATGACAATGCATCAGTATCATTTGTTGTTATTAGTGCACACCAACTTGCACCTATGTTTGCAGTACTTATACTCTTATAATATTTTTTATAATAACCAGCCTGTCCATAAAGTGGATGACCACCATCGTTAACTACTGATTTTGAAGGTCCATTGTTAGCATACAAAATATCATAAAATATTCCATCATAACCATTTCCATGAACTCCAGTTGCATCTGTATTATAATTAACCCAACTACTAAGAACTGGATATCCCCAACCATAATTGGATACTGTAATGTTTCCAGTTTTTCTGTCTGGATTTGCAATAATTAATCCATTTGTATCTGCTAAATATGGCTCCCAGGTACTATCACTTGATGCGCCTGGCGCAGGGGCTGGAGGATTAAATCCACTTTCTCCATAATTTGTATTTGCAAGTGAATATCCAATTCCACTGCCTTCATAATCTGTTCCCTGTTGATCATAATAACCATAAGGGCCTGATACTCCACCATTTGATATAACTGTAGTTTGTACATTGCTTAAAATAAATGGAAGTGTTAAATAAGAAGCAAGTTCTCTTGCTTGATAATCTCCACCAATAATGGTTTGATGACCAAACTTTTTTAATGACAATGCTCCAAGTTCATCAAATGCAATTAATGTAACTACAGAATCTTCTTTTGGAACATACTGAGTATTAATATCAAATACCTTTCCAGTAAATATTGGTGCACTATCTACTTCAATTCTTATTCTGGTCTGTAATGCAACATTTTTTAATGATAAATCTCTTGACCTTAATGTTAATTGTCCTGGTTGAACTTGTGACCAGCATCCATCATATTGTGGAATACCACGAACAATATCAACTTGTAATATGCCATTGGTGCTATCAACCCATGTACCGCCTGTGAAGTGTTTTACCACTACCGCTCCACGCATATTAATCATTCACTGCCTCCTACTTACTTATTGTTGTGTATCTATTTAATGCCTGCTGAACCGCTCTACCAACAGAATAAGGATCTGTACCTGCACCAGCAGTAATGTTAATTGTTACATTACCGCCTCCACCATTTCCAGCAACATTTATGCTTGGCAAATTGACTCCTGGTTTTCCTGGAAGCCCCATTCCCATATAAAGACCTTCAGAAATGTTTCCACCAATTTGCATCATAACTTTAGATGGAGAAGATATTTCTAATACCTTTTTAATCCAATCTGGAATATTGCTCTTTACCCATGATGCAAGTTTAGTTCTAAATACACCCTGAATTCTAAATAATCCATCAATAATACCGTTGGCAATATCCTTACCAACCTGAACCATGTCATTATAAACTGTATCAAGTTTTTCTTTAATCTTTGTGGCTACATCTCTAATATATGTAGAAATATTATCCCAAATACGAGATGCAGCACTCTTAAGTTCATTAAATTTTTCAATGGCTTTGTCTTTTAATTCATTAAATTTTTCAACTACACCAGTTTTAATTGCAGTTACTACTTCTGTAACCTTTGTAAATATTTCAAGGAATTTATTACCAATAGTTAATTTAATAATTTCAACAATATCAGATACAAAATCTTTTATATTATTCCATTTTTCTTCAATAGAAGTTTTAATAGCATCAATTTTTGTGTCAATAAAACCTTTAACTAAATCCCAACCAGTTTTAAATAAATCAATTAAACCTGTTACTGGTTTTAAGAACCAGTCGCCAATAAAATCTCTAATTGCATCAAATCTATCCTCAAGCCAAGTCTTAATATCATTGACTTTTTCTACAATCTTTTCCTTTACCTTTTCCCATAGTTCTTTAAATTTTGTAATAAGTTCATCTTTATGTGTGACTAAGAATAATACAAATAATCCAAAAGGACCTGTCAATACCGCCAAAATCTTTGGCCAATTCTCTTCTAACCATTTAATTGCATTCTTTACAACTTCTTCAATCTTGTCATATACTTTGCCGAACCATTCTTTTACAGCCTCATATACCTTCTTGGCTGCAGCAGATACATCATCCCAATTTTGTATTAACAATACTATTAATGCAATAATTGCAAGTATTGGAATAGCCCTCAATGCAATACTAAATAAATTAGTTGCAGTAGTTGCTCCACCCTTTGCTATAGTTAATATTCCAAGGGTTTCTGCTGCTGATTTAATGCTTGCAATAAATGTAAGCATTGGTCCACCAATTGCTACTAATGCTAATAAACCTAATGAAAAATTCTGTACAGGTGTTGGCAATGCATCAAATGCTTCAAGTATCTTTGTAAGAAAGTCAATGCCTTTTTCTAATATAGGCAAAACCTTTGTGCCAAGTGTTTCTTTAAAATTATCTAATGCAACATTGAATTTTTGTGTAGCATCAACATTTTTAGCAGCAGCATCTCCATATTTCTTTGAACCTTCAGTAAGTAATAGGTTTAATGCTTCTTGATTCTTTCCAGCCTTAGATAATGCTTCTGCTTGTTCATATGTAGATTGTTTTAATCCTGGAAATATCTTATTTAATTCCCCTGCTTTTAGGCTACCGTCTGCAAATGCTTTGGCAAGTTTATTGCCTGCTGCTTCTGCAGATACAGCACCACCAGTAAATGCTTCTACATCTTTAAAGATTTTGACTAACTCTACAGATGAGGATTGTATTTCTTTAGGTAATCTTGAACCTAATTGTGTACCAAGTTTAATTAATTCATCATTGTCTACAGCAAGTTCTTTACCAAACTTATCAGCGTCTGCTGTAATCTTTTTTAACGCTGCTGATCCTTCACCAAAGGTAGCATTGGCTGCCCTCATGGCTGCAGCAGCGTCTTTAGCCTCTTCTATACCATCTTTAAGAAATGAAATGCCTTGCTTGAGAACAAATGCGGATGCAAGGGCAACAGCAGATTTTGCAGCAGCCTTTATATTTTTATCAAGACCACCAAGTTGCTTATTACTTTCATCAAGTCCTTGAGTAAGTTTCTTGGTTTCTGCAACGATATCAATTACTATCTGTTGTGCCACTACTTCCTCCTGTTAAGTTCTTCAACCAAAGCGGTATATTCTTCAAAGGTAAGTTCCCAGAATTGTTCTGGCGTGTAGTTCATCGCTACACAGAACTTAGCCATTACGCTTAGGCTGAAGCCTCGTCTTTTGGGACCTGCATTGTGACCCCTGATGCTTCAGACAATTCGTTAATTGTCATTGCTTCTGCAACATCTATTGTAAGGGATGGGTTATTCCGCTTTGCCATCATATATTGCATAGCAAATGCTAATTTTGCCTTTGAGGGAGAACTTTCCCATTCATCCATTGGTAAATTTAAGTAGTCTTCTACTTCTGCTAATTCTTTCCACTTAAGTGTGGACATTAAATCGTTATTCATCACTGCCTCCAATTAGTCTAAGTTATACTTTCTAACGATTGATTCTATATATTTGTTATATTTTTCAACAATGTAATCCATATTGTCAAACACTGCTGGTCTTAAATATGGTTGAGCCTGTATGTTTTTTGCAGGCCATCCATACTCCTGTACTCCTGCATAAGGTACTGCATTACTTCCCGCCAATATTTGGGCTTTCTCATTGCTGGGATTGCCCTTTACTGATGATGCAAGAGCACCAGTAAGGCGAGGGGCCATAGCAGAGGCTTTTCTTGATAAGTCTTCACTTAAATCTTTGTTAAGTTCCGATCTATCAACTATATCTTTCTCAAGTTTAGTAAGAGCGGCTTTAACCTTCTCTTCGCCTTCAACTGAAATAGATATAGCCTCTGCCATGACTACCTAATTACGATGTTACTCTTGTTGGCTTACCATCAAGAATAAAGTTAACATCAAATGTGAAATATTCTCCTGCTGCTCCACCGATGTTTGGAACAACTTCTGCATAACCATTTGCTGAGAAATGTGGTTGTGCTGCAGATGCTGCTGCATTGCCGTGTGGTGCATAAAGAATACCTACGCTTACTCCTGGATTGTCAAACAACCATGAGTGAAATGATGCTGCTGCGGTGTCCTGGAATCCAGTTACAGCGCAGGTAAAATCAAGTGAGTCTTCGTAATCTCCGAAGCCAAGGGTATTAACAGCAGAAGAGAAAACAACATTGCTTACTCCACCCTGATATTCTGTACCGTCAACTTCAAAAATTATAGACTTGCCTTTAATACGAGCCATTTTAATTTCCTCCTTCAATATCTATTGAAATTCTTATGTTCGTTGCAAGAAATCTTGCGCCATTTACATCTTGTATAAATGGTTTGTCAACAGTGAGTTTATTTGCTGTGGTGTATTCCCACATAGCAGGAATAAGAGTGTCTAATGTGTCATCAAGATTTTCTGTCTCAGTTTCATTAGTTGCATATGGAACAAGTATTAATACTTTCCAATTAGTTGCATAATCTGCATCATATTGGTTTTCATATACTGTAATAAATTCTGTGTCAGGTTCCATAATCGCACAAAGTGGATTAGGTCTTTCTGGTACATATTTATAGACTTTAGAAATACCGCCAAGAATAATGGCAGATTCTAATTCATCTCTTACTGCCGTTATGTTCATGCAAACCTCACCATATAACGGTTCAACAAAGGATATACACCAACGAGAGGATCTCTTGCTGTATTGACGGGAGACCCATCATATGTAGCATATTGAGCCACTCCCATTGGTGCATTACGACGCTGGAATAGTTCTGAACCTACTTCAAGATATGAACGCTTTAACACACCTACAGGAATCTTTGCACTTTGAATATAAGATGCAACTAAATCCTTTGCTGTGTCCCAGCATTCTTCAACATAGGCATCATCATTTGCAGATGCACCTACATATGCTTTCAAATCAGTCCAGTCCATAATCGTCTCCTTTAATTATTAGTAACCAGCAACTCCACCAAAGCGTGTCGCAGCCAATGGCTCGCTTGCAGCAAGTGCAAGGTATCCATAAACTGAGAATGAATTGGTTAGACCTGTGATTTCTTCGTCATTTAGACGGAATGGTGCGCCAGCAGACTCATATTGTGTGATTGCTGCAGAGTTCATTGCGAACATTGCAAGCGCATCAAGTGCTGGGTCCAATACAACTGGAAGACCAAGAATATTTCCTGTCAAACCAACTGGATTGATTGAGCCGAATGTGTTCTGAGTTGCGCCAACATTTGAAAGAATTGGGCGGTTAGAAGCATCAACAGCCTTAGCAAGATTCTTGAATACTGTCTTACCAACAAGAAGAACTTCAAGTGCACGACCTGAATTCTCGTTGACTTCTGATGCAGAATCTGCAAGAGCCTCAAGAATGTCATCAACATCCCATGATGCAAGTGATGTTTGGTTAAATGAATTTTGTGTTGCAGTAATCTTTGCGATTGCAGCAGCATTTGTAGCAGCAGCATACTTGGCAACCATTGCACGGAATGCAGTGTCAACATAAGCAATGCTTGAACGCTCTACAACCTGACGGGACATATCTGTATATCCACCGTAGGTCTTGATTGGAGCGGTTGCAGATGTTAGAGTCAACTTGCCATAGTCAAGTGTGTCTCCTTCAGCAGCCTGTTCTCCAACTGCAAGTGTGTTTGTGTTTACAACTGGGTACTCAATGTTCATACCATCAGCAGGTAGTGCTGCAGATGAAAGTGTATTGAATGTTGGGCGACCAGCATTTAGAATACGAACAGTGTCAGATACCCAAGCGTTCTTCATAATTGAATCTGCTGAGTCTGCACCTGTAAATGAGCGATGCAATTCAATAGCATCCTCATTACCTGCTGCAACAGCCTTTACATATTCACCATATGAACGGAACTGTGCGGTAGCAGGAGTTGAAACAGAAGTAGTAGCGAGAACATCAAGTCTACGCTCTAATTCTTCTGCGTGATTACGAACTTCTGCAATGTCTGCAGAGTAATCTTTGTTTTCAGTCATTATTTCCTCCTTGACTTCTCTTACTTCAGTAACTGAAGCATTTTCATAAGCAGGGAATGCCACTAAGGAAACTTCCTTGAGGTCAACCTTCTTACGAGCGATTGTTTTTTCTATTTTTTCATCTATTACAGGGATGAAGCCTACTGAGAATGAGCGGATTGCTCCATCCTTAACTAAATTAAGTGTCTCATTTCCCAAAATTGTTTCAGAAATTTTTGCACGAATTACTAAACCTTCATCGGATTCTTCCATTTCGGTTACTCGTCCAATAATATCTTTGTGATCACGGAACAATTTAACATCTGTGTTTAGGTCAACTGAACCCTTCTCAAAGCGCTCAGACCATCCACCACCAATGTCAATTGTTTCGTTGAATGGAACAGCCACACCAGAAACTTCACGCTTCTCTGTGTCTGTTGCTCGTATTTCAAACGAGCGTGTGATTAAATTATCCATTTCCATTACTCCATTCTACGCTAAGGGTTGGTCAGGTGTAGGTTGTACATCCATTATTGGCATACCTTCCATCTCACGAACTTCGTCAATTGTTAGGAAGCCATTTGATAAACCTGTTGCATAGGCGTTATATCTTGCATTCTGGTTTGGACGAAGAAACTCAGTTAAATTAAACTCAGCCTTTTGTCCTCGTGGAAGCAAGTCGGTAATTGCTTGTTGAATTCTTACAACATATTGCTGTAAACCATCATCAAACAATCTTGTTCTATCTTCGTTGCCATTAATATATGTCATACCTTGGCCTTCAATAGCCATGGACATATACATTGGTGGCACACCAAACATCAAAGCAATTTGACGATTGATGAACTTTTGATTTTCTAAAAACTGTGCCTGCTCAGGATTTAATGCGATAGAGTCATATTTTAATCCTGAAGATAGGACAGCAACACTTCTCTCTTGCTGAGATGTAATAAAAGCATCTTTATTTTGCTTTGCTACATCTTCAGAGAGAAATTCTGTAGTTGTTAAGGTTCCTGTTGGCACTGCTGAATTACGGAACCAATTGTCAGCATAATTATGTAGGTCTAATGCTGAACGCAAGACTGATTTGTGTCTTTGAAGCGGACCTTCGCCTAATAGTTTTGTTGCAGAGGCTGGATGAAGAAGTTTAAGATGAACAATGTCATTCTTTTTATAATTCTTCCCGCCTACCTGATAATAAACAATACCTTTGTTATCTTCAGATACGCTAATCTCTGTTGGATGAATATTTGTTATGTTAACAATACCTCTGGCACCTCGCTTGATTAGCCAATATGCATTTCCAAATACCGCCATGTGAAATAATGTTGTTCCAAGCCATTCGGATTGAGAAATATTATTCTCAACATCTGGATAGTCAAGCCAAGCAGGTGTTGTAATCTTTTCATTTCCTCTGTAGACTTCTACAGGTATTTGCATGATTGCAGTTTCAAGAACAGATACTGCTCTATTTACTGCAACAAGATTTAATGCAGTTGATTCATTAATAACTATCTCTGACCTTGCAGGTGCGCTCATGGCACGGTCTTGTGTGGCAGGAACAAAAGGTTCAACGACATCTACCTGATAGCCAAGTCTTTCTACAATTCTATCTCTTAATCCCATTTGTTCTCCTTAAAAAAATACCATCTTCTGTGGTTTTTGCTGCGTTGCTACAAACCAAGTGGCTAATACTGTTGCAACTGCTGCATCAATATCCATTCCGCTATCTTTACGGGCAATTCTCCATGATTCCCCGCTATTTTTGCGTACTGCTCTTTGTATTTGCAGTGAAACTATCTCATCACGAGGATGAATTAATTCCTTACGCATTATTGTACGGTATGTGTTGTTTGACGCAATTATTAAATCCTTATTTGATGTTGTTTTTACCCTCAAACCTTTTTGCTTTAAGCCTGATGCTAAGTCATCTAATACATTTATATCCATAATAAATGGTTTGCCATATTTACCCAATGTCAAACAGGCTTTAATAATCTCATCTATGTTTGTATTATTGAAAGACGCTACTAATTCTGTGGCTACCTTGCCATCTTCCATAAGTTGGGCGGTAACAATAGATACATGCTCCCAACCAGATGTTCTTTCAATAGCAAAGACTTCTGGGCTTGTAGGTCGTCCTTCAGGGCATAAATTCCATGCTCCAACAGGCAACCAAGCGTTCATGGATGATACAAACTGGTTTAATCTATACCTTCTGGCATCTGCCTCTGGCATTGTGGCTAATTCGTTCTTGACAGACTCCCAATTTAATATTCCGCTTGCTAATTGAGGGTTTGCCATCCTGACTGCTTCTTCATCGTCAAGTGCACAGCCCTTTGGTGCTTCCCAGCAGAAGAATCCAAATCTTTCCATATCCTCAACGCCATCAATAGCCTTGGATCCGTTCTCATAAAGATTTTTGAGTAGTTCAGATGTATCATCACCTGCAGTGCTGATTCCAATTACCATGCCGTCTGGGCGGGTAGCAGAACCAAGAGCCATAGCAGTCCACACATCACTATTAGCAACATGAAGTTCGTCAAAGATAACCATTGAAGGATGTAAGCCTTGAGCAGTTGCAGCCTTTGCTGCAATAACTTTATATATACCTGTTTCATCTTTCGTCCAAAGTCCACGATGTTCTGTACTCCTTGCAAAGAAATGTCCTAATAATTCACTTGAATCTACCTGGTGTTTTAGCCGTCTATAGACAATTTTAGCCTGGTCTGCGGATGCTGCAACTGATATTACTTCAGGGGCAGGCTCATGTAATAGCATCCCATAAAGGGCTAATAATGCCCCTAATAGGCTCTTTCCATTCTTTCTGGGCATTGATATGACTACCTGTTTATAGCGCAGCCTACCCCTCTTAGCAGAGTCAGGATGGTCATCTGGATACCGCTCTAACACACTACGCAATAGCCATTTCTGCCAATCCGTCAATACTAATATTTCGTCATTCTTTTCAGGCAAACGCCATAAGGCTTGACTAATATTAATAATCTTATCTCCATCAGACACAAAATCGTCTGCCAAAGGCAAGGTGTAATGCGACGGTAGCCAATTATCCATTTGCAATAGCAGCCAACATATCAGCAGGAGTTAAATCTGCTGCCTTTCTATTATTTAACAAACCAAGATTACCCATCAATGATATTAATGTTGGGGCTATCTTATGTCTGTGTTCTGGAAACTCATCCATAGTCTTGGCAAGCAATACCGCTTGTACTGCTGCTCCTTGATCAGCCTCTTCAAGCCATGTGGCTTTACTAATGCTATTTCTAACACTGGCTTCTAAGGTTTCGTCCAATACTAATGGTGGATTTACCTTTCCTGTTACTATCAAGTCTCTTGGACCTGGTTTTTGTCCTGTTCTCATATCTTCTCCTTTTCACTGTTTATGGTTTCTATATTTGGTTAATACTCTTTCGGGGTAATATATATAAAATAAAAAAAACCATTTAATTTATTTTATTTCAAACCATTTAATCTCAAACCATCAAACCATATATCCTCATATTCCTCATATGCTTTATATGCTTTATATGTTCCAATAGTATGGTTTGGTATCTCTTTATATACCCGCCCCTATCCGCCGTCTTATTATTTGAGACGCTCAATGTCTCAGTATGTGAGATGGCGGGTATGCGGCGGTATAGATAATAAACCTTTATACCCCTATACCCCCTATACCCATATACCCTATATGGCATATATCCCCCATACCTGGTTTGATATTTATTGGTTTGACAAATGGTTAAAGGTTTGGTAGATTTATCTATAACCAAACCATCAAACCTTGTATCCAAACCATCAAACCCTTGTATCTTTGTATTGGTCATGTATATTTCCTATTCCAATAAGGTAATCTCTTTAGCATTTCATTTCTTCTTGTACCGTTACATTGTTTACATGCTGGTAGTAGATTGCTTACTTCATGTCCCCCGCCAAAACTGACAGGGATTATGTGATCTGCCTCATTTGCTGGACCCTTGCAATAATGGCATGTCCATTGGGCTGCCTCAAGGACTATCTTTCTATTCCGCTTGTATTCTGCGCTACTGTAGTTACCCATCCGATTTCCTTGGCTTCCTCACAGGTTTTGTCTGTTCCACATCCATGTTCTGGACAGTAGTAGATAATGGAGGGGCTGGCCTCTGTAGTAGTCTCTCTGTCCTCTCCCACATTTCTGGATAATCGTCCCAATTGAAGGCTGTCCCTCCTATATTAACCAAGTCAAGCAGGTGAGCAGCACACAGAAAGCCGAAATCTTTATGATCATAATAAGCATTCTGACGGCATTTGATGCATGGTAAAGGTCTTTGAGTCGTTTTATATTTTTTGAGATACCAAGTAGGTGTGTCTCTCTTGTCCCCACCATCATGTTTGCCATGATTGCCTCTTCCTGGCCCTGCTTTATGGTTCCCATGTTTACCCCTACCTATTCCTCTGCTCTTTGTCATAGGCTTCCATTCTATCAGAAATCACCCAATTGTATTTTGCTACATACATTATTACCTCATTGCGTAATGGATATTCTGGTCTTAAGGTACCCTTTTCATACCGCCCAATAGCCTGATTACACATATCACAAACTATGCCCCTAACACATAAGCCACAGGAATTGACGGCAGTCTTATAACCATTCTTATCTAACTTAGGTGGACAGCATTTATGGTCATGGTCTACATGCAAAACCTTATGAGGCAAAGCCTTCTTACCACAAACCTCACAACCATTCTTGGCCATTTCTTGATATTGTTCTAATGTTAATTTAAATCTGCGTTTAAGGTGTCCTCTGCGTACCTCTTCATAAGTGGCATTTATATCTTCATAGTATTCCCGCTTATAATTAACTAAATTAGTAGTTCCATTTCTACGATTTCTCTCATAATGGATTCTGCATAGATTTTTGGCATAATTGCCTCTCTCACAGCCATCAAGACTACATTTAGGCTTTTTCTTACCAAACCTATGACTTCCCAAGGTTGATGTTTTTCTACATTCCTTGCAATAATAATCATAGCCATCTTTCTGGCGTTTATTCGTATAGAATTTATTTATAGACTGTTTCTTATTACACTTAGCGCAGGTTTTATTTTTCATCTTTGATACCCGCCATTTCCTTGATATAGTCCAATGCTTCTTGGATTCTTTCTTCAGGGGTTTTCTTTGTCATTTTGACCTCTTTTCTGTTACCCATTGATACTATTATATCATTCAATTATACACATTGTCAAGTAGTATTTATATATAGTAATCTTTAGCAAAAGCCCCCCCTCCCCCCATAGATTTTTATGTTGCAATCTACTGGTGGGAGAGAGAGGATTACACATAATCTTCAGTGTAAAGCCCCCTACAAAACCATAACTACTATAACACAAAACGGATTATTTGTCAAATGAGAAAGGGAGCCTGCAGATAAGAGGTAAAAAGAACTGCAGACTCCCAGTTTATGGGTAGACCCTGAAACAGATCAGGGAATATTAGTATAGCACTACCAAGTAGATATTGCAACTCGCTTCCAAGTATCGGTTGCAGTGCAGATATAAATATAATCTGCATCCCATGCAATTGTTCCAGTAACACCTGTTGCGGTTGCTGATGCTGGAGTCTTTGTAGTTAGTTGGAAATCACCATTAATTTTAAGTGTACCTGCAGAAAAATCACCAAATATTAATGGTGTTGCTGTATTGCTATTGGCAATTATTAATTGATTGCTTTGTGAAGCAGTATTTTGTCCTGCAGAATATCCAATAAATACATTGCCTGAACCACTATCATTAAATTGTCCACTATATGTTCCTAAATAAGTATTATTAGAACCAGTAGTAACTCCTTGTGCAACATTTCTACCAACTCCAACATTGTTACTTCCACCGCCACCAACGCTTGCAACTTCAACAGTAAACCCTGAACCTCCTGCACCTAATGCAGTTGATGTTTGCAGACCTAAAAGAGAACCAACACGAACACCTCTCGTGGTTCCAGTCATTGTTACAGATGTAACTATTCCACCTGATACAACAATAGTTGCAGGCTTAGGAATTGAATCATTATGATTGGTTGCAAGTAAGTTAATATTTATATATGTTCCATCAGTATAGCCAGAACCACCAGTGATTGTTCCTAAAGAAGCAATTGTTGAAGATAATTGAGACAATGCTGCTTGTCCAACTGAGGTATTTTCATTACCAATAATATTTGCATTTAATGAACCAGCACCAACAGCAGTATTAAAACCACCAGTGTGACAAAGACGCATTGAAGCATTACCAATAGCAGTATTTGCATTGGCTGTTGTAGCACTTGATAATGCATTTGCTCCTTGTCCTTGATTATTAAGACCAGTTGTGTTATATTGCAGTGCATTTATACCAAGAGCAACATTTCCAGTACCAGTTGTATTGTTTTGTAATGCAGAATTACCAATAGCAAGATTATTTGTACCAGTAGTATTATGTCTAAGTGCAGTATGTCCTATGGCAATTAAATCGTCTCTTGTATTTACTTCAAGTGCTTGTGTACCAATAGCAATAGTTCTGTTTACATTATTGCTCTTTTGAGTATCAGTACCAATTGCAATATTGTCATTTGCACTTGTAACTCCATCAAGAGCATTAAATCCAAGAGCATAGTTTCTTTCACCACTTGTTATTGCATCTAATCCATTAAGATTATTAAACTTAACATTGTTTGTATTAACAATTACAGATGCATCTGCACCATTTGCTCCTGTAGCACCTGTAGCACCAGTGTCTCCTTGTATACCCTGCGCTCCTTGCGGTCCTGTTTCACCCTGTGGACCTTGCGCTCCAGTTGCACCAGTAGCGCCAGTTGCGCCAGTAGCACCTGTTTCTCCTTGGATACCCTGTGGGCCTTGAGATCCAGTTTCTCCTTGGATACCCTGAATTCCTTGCTCACCTTGAATGCCTTGAATACCTTGTTCGCCTTGTATACCTTGAATTCCTTGTGCTCCAGTTTCACCTTGTGGACCTTCTTCGCCTTGTATACCCTGTGCGCCTTGAGGACCAGTCTCACCTTGAATTCCTTGTTCGCCTTGCTCACCTTGAGGACCTTGGATTCCCTGTTCACCCTGAATACCTTGAGGACCTTGAGGACCAACTTCTCCTTGAATTCCTTGAATACCTTGAGGTCCTTGAATACCAACAGCACCATCAAGATTTATTTCCCATGATGTATATGTTCCTGAACCTGTTTTATTTTTTAAGTCAACAACCAATGCACCAGTTCCACCATTATATGAAACCACATCACCATGCATATGATTATTTAAATCATGAGCAATGATTACAGTTTGTGCAGTTGAATAATCTAAATTTAAATCTGCTGTGTATGCAGTTATTTGTCCACTTGATGCAAGTGTTAATGATGTTGTAGATGTTGTGTGATATCTATCTCCATCAGCACCAGCAGAACCTGTGGATCCTGTTGCACCTTGAATACCTTGTATTCCTTGTGGGCCTTGTTCTCCCTGTATTCCTTGCGGACCTTGCGGACCTTCAATACCTTGTGGACCAGTTTCTCCCTGAATACCTTGAGCACCAGTTGCACCAGTTGCACCTTGCGGTCCTTCTTCACCTTGAATTCCTTGAGGCCCCTGTGGTCCTGTTTCTCCTTGAATGCCTTGAGGACCTGTTGCTCCTGTAGCACCTTGAGGTCCTTGTGGACCAGTTTCACCTTGTGGGCCTTGTGCTCCCGTAGCCCCTGTTGCTCCTGTGGCTCCTGTAGCCCCTGCAGGCCCTGTAGCACCTGTTGCGCCTGTGGCACCTGTTGCGCCTGTGGCACCTGTTGCACCAGTAGCACCTGTTGGTCCTGTAGGACCTGTTGGGCCTTGTGGTCCTGCAACAACTTCTAATCCTGTTGCTAATACTTTAATTTCTGAAGGGGAAACAATTGTTACTTTCCCTGTTGATAATGTTGAAATAGTCATCGTGTTATGTCCTCTTCTACAAAGATTTGTCCTCTAAGGACAGTGCTTACCTTGGCGTTTTCTGTGTTTGTACCTTCAATATCAAAATAACTAATCATTGGTAGGTCTGCAGTATCTAATTCTAATGTTAAAACATTTCCATTCTTAACAATTGATATTGTTGTAACTACTGCTGCATCTAAGGGATATTCTCTAACCTTAGCCTCAAAATCCCAATCATCTATATCTAATGCATTCCCGTTGCTATCTGCTAACAAAACAGTCATAGGGGCTGTGTCATTTCTGTATACCCGCCATTCTATTGTGGGCGGTTGTAAATCTAATATGTCCATAAGACCTCCAAGGTGAATCTACATATAGTTTACAATATAGGTATGTTGAGTCCTGAATTACTTGCTGCCCTCGCAGGAGCAATTACATCTATTTTAGGGGTAAATATTGCATTAATTAAATGGTTAATTAGTAAGTTTTTAGTTGAATTAAAACCCAATGGAGGCAATAGCCTCAAAGATCAGGTCAACAGGCTTGAAAAGCGGGTAGATGATATTTATACAATACTCTCTAAGAAGGAGCAGAAGAATGGCTAAGAAAGTTTATTACAATGGCAAACTAATCCCTGCCAAAGATTGGGATTATGACAGAAAGCGTCCTAAAGTTAAGGAAAAGAAAGCAGAAGTAGTTGCTGAACCTGAAACCCAGGTTGAGGTACCTGCTGAAGTTATTGAAGTAGTTATTGAAGAAATTAAAGATTAATTAAACAAACCCCCCAAGATTATGACACCACTGGGGGGTTTGCTATTCCTACGGCAGTGTGGTAGGAAATTTATGGTCTTCCGTCTTGATTCCAAAGTTGATATGTAACATTCCAACTATTTGGAGTAATACTATGAGTAATTCCCATAACAGCATATTGCTTATCTCTAACAAAACCAGCATAACTATGGTCAATATCAATTCTGTCATAAATATCAATTACTTTAATTGTATCTAAATCTGTTGGATGAACATCAAAATTGATTGATTTAATTTCTTCAACAGGAGTAGCATAATTTGTAAGAATATAATCTGCAAGTTCTGCCATTCTTTCATCAACATTATAATCTCTACCGCCGTTTAAAGCAGTTGCTCTTGTTGATTCATTTGCTCCACCTCTTCTTCTTAGAAAACCTGGTCCAGTATTTTGAGCAAATGCATAATTAGTATTTAATTGTAATTGTTTTGTTCCAACACCTTGGATACCTTGAAAATAACTAAGAGTTGTTAATTTATCTAAAGAAATGTCTTTGGTTTGATACTGGAATAAAGGAGATAATCCACCAATAGTTTTACAATATTCTAATTTTGGAAATCTTTGTTCTGAAACATCATATCCAAGCCATTC